GGTTGATAAGACGGAACCGAGATACACTGCAAGAGAGAAAGAATATGCAGAGTGCATCAAACGCCTTGGCGGGGTAGAGAAGCCGGCCAAATGCTTTGCGATTGTGGTTGAGGCACTGGAACGCAATCCAGATCAGGACTTTCTTGGAAAACTGTACATGAGCCTTGAGCTAGGGAACCACTGGAAAGGGCAGTTTTTTACACCATACAATGTCTGTGAATGTATGGCAAGCATAACAATCAATGACAATGTACAGACATTGGAAAAACAGGAATGGATATCTGTCAATGATCCGGCGTGTGGAGCAGGAGCAACTCTTGTAGCAGCGGCAAACATATTCCACAGAAAAAAGATAAATTATCAGACACGGGTTTTGTTCACCGCCAATGACATAGACAGGGTAGTTGCCCAGATGTGTTACATACAGCTTTCGCTTCTTGGGTGCGCAGGCTGGGTGGCTGTTGCAAATACGATATCCAATCCGGTGTGCGGAGATCCACTGATGCCGGTTGAAAAGCCGGGACAGGAATTCTGGTACACACCGTTTTATTTCAGGGGAGAATGGAACTGTAGACGGCAGATTCAGATATTTAAAGAAATGTGCGGTTCATGGATAACTCCGATTGAAGAACGCAACCCTGGGAAGATTACTTTTTATTTTGATTTCGAGAAAGGAGATTACAAATGTCAGAACAGTTAAAACAGGAACTTGAAGCTGATACTGACCGTTTAGAGGCGGAAACGGTTGCAGACAGTGAAACAATAGGGGAACAGGAAGAGAAACCGACAGAGGGCAAATTAGAGGCCCAGGAAGACGATGAATCAAAGGAAGAGGATACAGTTCCAATGGGAAAAGCCTCTCTTGCTGATATTGTTTCCGGGATTCCGGCTCCGACAAAAGAAGAAGTTGAAGCGGCAGAAGCTGAAAATGCAAAGCCGGTAAAGCAGAAAGCCAGAGAAAAACTGGAAGCTAAAAAGAAAAAAGCAACCCAGAAGAACTTTGCGGATCCGGTCATTACTTACCTGATGAAAAGATGCGAAGAGGATCAGGGGCTTGCTGAAGATGTGATGCAGGAGGGAAAGACCTGGAACAAGTGCTTTAGTTATATCGTTGAGCAGGCCAGGAAGCAGTCGAATGGCAGATCCGCTGCAGTTGAAGACCAGGTTGTATATGAATGGGCTGAGGATTATTACCACAAATATGAAAAGCCGGAACCTGTTAAAAAGGAAAAAGGCAAAAAGCCTGTGATAACAAAAAAATCGGTTACACCTACAAAAACTACCAAAAAAATCACAGATAATAAGAAAAAATCACAGGAAACAAAAGATAAACCTCAGATTTCTGAAAAGCCAGTGAAAAAAGATGCTGCTTCTAAGCAGCGAAAAACTGAAAAAACCAGTACCAAAAGCAGCGAACTGTCTGGCCAGATGTCATTGTTCGATCTTCTGTAGGAGGCTGTCGCATGGAAAAGAGAAAATTGGCGAAGATTCCGAGAGAGGAAGCTACGGACGAAATGGTCAGGTTTTCAGAACGAGCTGCCGGTACACATATTGTAACGACCAAAGATATCGAAAAAGATCTTTTGATGGTGACATTCTATCCAATCCGGAATTTGAAAAAAGGAGAAAAGAGCGCTCAGTTAAGAACATTTTTCTCAAAGAACGATTACATATCACAGGATCTGACCACTGAAAAGGTGAAATGGCTGACCGCGGCCTATGACAGAATGTATGATATCAGTCTTTATGAGCATCATTGGGATTACAAAGAAAGTACAGGCAGATGGACACCGAACATGTTCTTCTGGACGGACGCAGACATTGATCGTATGCGCAGCTTTTTCAAGGAATGGAGCACAGAAAAAGATGTTAAAGACTGGACAGCGGTGGAGCGTTTTCAGGACATGGTCAGACAAAAACGTCTTGATGAAAAACATGCCAAGGAGACAAATCCTATTGATGCAGTCATGGAAACGGTTAAGGAAATTCCGGAAGACTTCAAGAAATGGGTATCAGAAAAGGCGATGTCATTCAGCAGATATCTGATTTACTCAACAAGATCAAAGAATGAGGCTCTTGTGCATTGCACTCATTGCAATGGTGTGACACTGGTAGACAGAACGGAAATTCGCTTGAGAAACAATGAAAAAGGCGTATGCCCGATTTGCGGAAGCCCAGTCACCATTAAAGCCAGAGGTAGGATGCCGTCACATATATGGGACGAGAGGATTGTTTCATTTATTGAACCAAGAGAAGAGGGATTTTTGTGGCGGTATTTTACAGCACACAGAGAAGTAAAGCCGGATGGAAAGATAAATGATGGATTATTTGAGATTGTAAGGACGTTTTACAAATTTGCACCAAACGGAACTCCATGCACTAGCAGCTACGAATATAGAGAGTATAAACAGACTGGTATTGTACGATGGTGCACAGATGAAGGGTACAGAGCAAGTTCATACTGCACCTTATATCCGGAAAACCTGCCGGAAGCATGGAAAGACACTCCGATGAAATATTCGGCATTGGAAATTTTGTCAGAGAATAGACCGAGTGAACAGATATATTATGCAAAGGCGATTAACAGATACAGGGAGTTTCCACAGCTTGAATGGTTTATAAAAATGCGTCTGTATAAACTGGCCGCGCATCTAATCAATGAGTATCACGATGGTGCCTTTGGATATGAAAGCCGGAATGGGGTCAGGGGACTTAGAAAAAATGGAAAAACAATATTTGAAATCCTTGGACTTACAAAGGAGAACACACGAGTACTGCAGTCCATCGATGGAAATATTGACGAGCTGAGATTATTGCAGGAAGCACAAAGCTCTGGATACAACCTGAAAGCGGAAGAATTGGAACGGTTCTATAAACTCTTTGGATGCAATACAACGCTGATACGAAAAGAAAACAGACATTCAACGATTCATAAGATCTGCAAATATATCGAGCGTGAAGGTTCCGATTATCGAGTAGGAGAGCGTGGAGGGTGTTGGAGATATTCTTATATGCAGCACAAAGAAAGACCGGATATCCGGGAAGAGCGCCTACAAAACTGTGCTAAAGACTGGCTTGATTATCTGGCTTGGTGTAAAGAACTGAAATATGACCTCACCAATATGTTCTTCTATTTTCCGAAGAATTTCAAAAAAGTTCATGACAGGACAGCAGCGGAATATCAGGCAGTACAGGATAAAAAGGCCGCAGAAAAGAAACGGCAGGAAGAAGAACGGATAAAACGGGAAGCTGAGGTTATGAAAAAACTTCTGGAGGAAATGTTCAAAGAGAATGCCGGCATAGATAATGCTTTCCTGATAAAGGGAAAAGGATTGATATTGAGAGTGCCAAGAGATGCACAGGAAATCAAGAACGAAGGAGCTGCCCTCCATCATTGCGTTGGAACTTACGTTGACCGAGTGGCCAAAGGGCAGACGCACATCTTTTTTGTGCGAAGAGTGGAAGAACCTGATACACCATATTTCACAATGGAATATAATCGCGGTCGCGTGATCCAGTGCAGGGGCAGCCACAACTGCGAAATGCCATCATCAGTAAAAACTTTTGTAGCTGCATTCGAGAAACCGATGAAAGAACGAGAAGAAAAGATGGAAAGGAAGTGCGGATAATGGCGAAGCAGAGCATCAGAAGTATTCGAAAAGGAAGCGTCCAGTGGAACGAGGAAGACCGTTTGCAAATGGTCTCAATGCTAGCTAAAGCAGGATATGCAGTTCAGATTGTCAGGAAAGAAATTCCCGGAGGCGAAAACAGAAAGTCGGCTCAGTACGAATATGTGATCGAATACGGAGAGAAGGTGGAATGATGAAATTCATAGCCAGGAAACCTGTTGTAAAGACGAGGGTTTACAAGAGATACGGTCTTGTATGCGTAGAATATAAGCCCTGCTACTGTCCGAGGTGCCAGAATATATTAAATGCCGGACCGAACTATCAACCGAAATACTGTAGCGAGTGTGGCCAGAAAATTGATTTTTCAGAAGTAAAGTGGGAAGAAGAAAGAATTCTTGAACATGCAGAAAGGAGTTTGGCCAATGAATAAGAGCGGTATCGAATGGTGCGATCATACATGGAATCCAATTACCGGTTGTCGGCATGGCTGTTCTTACTGCTACGCTGACAAGATGTCACTCCGTTTTTGTGGAAATATGAAAAGAAATATGGTCCAGACAGACCAATATCGAATGGAGGGAGATCTGTTTGTCCTGGATAAACCGTTCATGAATGAGGATGGAAAGCCTGTCATATATCCATTTGGGTTTGAACCGACATTACACATATACAGATATGACACACTGGACAAGCTGAAACAGGGGCAAAATATATTTGTTGGAGCAATGGCAGACATATTTGGAGAGTGGATTCCTGACAGTTGGATAGAGGATGTCCTTTACACTTGTGCAAAACATCCTCAGCACAATTACCTGTTTCTCACAAAGAATCCGAAAAGGTACACCCAG